TTTTGCATTTGTATATATATTAGCCATTAAACCAAGCAAACCTTTCTTGTTCTTGTTTTTGTTCGTTTAAAAATGTAGAATTTAATTGTTCTACTACTAAAGCAATCGCTCTATTAATTTGTTTTTGGTTAGAAAAGTCGTACTCTTCTTTTGGTTCTGGTAATCTTACTACTACTTTAGCCATCTGTTATCCAATCTAAATCATTATAATTTTTTTTAGAAATATTTTTTAAAAAAGTAGTAGCACTTTTTTCAGCAACAGATAAACCATGATATTTAAGATATCTTTTTTGCAAAGATTTATCTGCAGTTACTGTATATAATAAATCTATATCGTTTTCTTCTGCCATTTTTATTAATTCCTCTACACATAATTTTAAAGCATTATGTGCTATTTTTAATCCTGTGTTTTTATCAACTACAATCCACTCCATAAAAGCAAATTTAGTACCAATACCAAAATAAATACCACCTGCACATACAGGTTTATTATCTTGACTAATTATTATACCCGTAGGAGGTAAACAATTTTTTGGAACTACACCAAACTCATGTTGTTTCCACCATTTAACGAGATACTTATAATCAGTATCTAAATCCCATTTTCTAACTTGCATTTAGTATATCAACATTTTGTTTGTCAATAATTTTTCCATAGCTTTTAGAATTGTTAAAAAAATCTTCTGAGTCTTCTATTAAAATGTCTTGTTCGTTTACTTCAAAGTAATCTGTAAATAATATTTTATTAATTAAAATTCTTCTATTTTCTGATCCAAATACATAAACAGTGTTTTTATCATCACCTAATGACTTACCGTGTTTAGTATCTCTAACTCTCATCCAAACACCATCTTCATTTACCATGTGGCTACCAGATACTTTAATACCTTTGTAGTCATATAATTCTGTATTTAAAAATCTACCTACTGCAAATACTTTACCACCTACTGCAACTTCATCTTCTAGATCAACTTGTTCTACGGGTTTGGTTGAGCCATCAGCCATTGTAATTAAAGTTCCTTTAATAAAACAACCGCCACCGCCGCCACCGCCGCCACTGCCAAATTCATCTACAATATTTCCACCACCTACTATGTCTCCGGTTGTAGCATCTACTCCAGGACCTGCTCCAGAAAAACCACCACCTCCACCGCCGTCGTTTGTGTTGCCATCTGTACCAAATTCATCTACAATATTTCCACCACCTACTATGTCTCCGGTTGTAGGATTTACTCCAGGACCTGCTCCAGAAAAACCAAATCCACCACCTCCAGAAATAGGACCCGATCCAGGCGGATTAAACTCATCATAAAGATTTCCACCACCTGGTAAATCTCCAGAAGTACCTATATTATTAATACCTGTTCCAGCGTATACATCTCCATCTATTCCAAATTCATCTACAATATTTCCGCCACCTGGTAAATCTCCAGATATAGGATCTGCACCATATCCTCCATCAAATCCTCCTTCAATTGGAGTACCACCGTAAGGATCTAAACTTCCAATACCACCATCGCCACCACCACCACCACCACTAGGTGGTATGTAAATAGGAGTAGGTATTGTAGTTTCTTCTTCTTCTTTTTCTTCAGGTGTATCTGATGAAGTATCAGAATAATTAAAGTTAGTAAAAGGTTGTGCTAAATATTCTTTTACTAATTGTGCTAAAGTTTTTGCCATTATCTTCTTCCATCCGGTTGTATGTCAATTTTTAATGTACCAAAACGCCAAGATTCACTAACATCTGTATTTTCTATTTTGATATTAACAAACCTGCCTCTGGCTCTTGTATCCTTTTTATCAGTACTTGAGTTAATTGTAAAGGGACTTAAACTTGTTGTCGTATCTGATTGTTGAGGGTATCTTTTAACAGCTAAAGTTACTTTAGCATTTCCTTGTAAATCTTTAAAATCTGGTACAAATCTTCTCATTGCTAAGAATGTTTCACCAGATATACTTGGACCCGTAGATTTTCCTTGTGCATTTTGTTGTCTTGACTGTATGTCAAAATCATATGATTTTACAAATGATTTAACTATGGTTGTACTACCATCAGGATTTACTTGATCAGTTCCTACTTCATGTTCAAAAAATTGTGTTTGACCTAAACTATCCTGACCTACCACAACAGGAAAACTACCATCTGAAGAACTGATATATTTTGTTGCAAAAGGTTTTTGATAAACAGAAGCATCAATCCAGGTAGTTCTTGACTCTGTTCCAATATACCAAACACCTCCTTTCATAGCTTCTCCGTAATTAAATGCAACGTACTGATCATTAAAATCAGAACTAGTTGATGGATAATACCAAACAACTTCTGTAAATAAATTATTAATACCAGCACATATCTGTTGGCCTTTGGTAGTATCTGCTTGATCATAAACATAATCTTCAACAGAACATGGTAGTGATTTAACAGTACCGTCAAACATAAAGAAACCATTATTAGACATCCAAAATGCAACACCATCTATTTCAACAGCTGCATTTTTACCTATCAGTCCACAGTTGGTACCAACCTGTTCAAAACCAAAAGTAAAAGGTGCACCAATAAACTTCATTGTATATAATGCATTATCTGTCCAAACTAAAATTGTTTCTTTTGCTTTTAATGAACCTATAATTTTTGTACCATCTTGTAGTCTTTGTGATCCAGCTGTATTGACTGCTGTTGGTGTATAATCATTTATGTCTTCTTGATCTGAAAATCTTATAAACATATCATCTTGTGATGTTATATCTCCAATAGTTGTTTCTGTTCCTAAATGAATTAAGTGACGTGTTGTTGGAGAAACTAACGTAACTCTTGTTGCAGTTGGATTAGATGACGTAGAAAAACCAGATGTGCTTGTTGATGCTCTAACTGTTAAAGGTGATGCAGCTCCTGCATTCCATGTAAATGTTTTACCGTTTGCAATTGTAGCAACTAATACTTGACCAAAATTACTTAACGACCATAAACCTGGTTCTAATATTATTTGAGAAGCTTGTACAGCACTTCCAAAACCAGTAAAGTTTGAAGCATCTGTAACTGTTGCACCATTTGAATGAGCTTGACCATTTGATGTACCAGCGGTTGCAGTTCCAAAAGCACCTCTAGTAATACCTGTTATAGTATTTGTACCTTTTCCAGTATAAGTAATTAATTCATTTGCTACAGCTATAGTTCCAGCAGTTGGTAATCCTGCATTTGATGTAACATTAATAACAGTTCCTGATCCACCTGTACCATTTGTGTCTGCAAGCAAAGCACCATTTAAAGTTGTTGTAAATGGACTTTGAACGGTACCACCATATTGACCAATACCAAAACCATAACCATAAGATTGTGCGGCAGGACCAACTGGTTCATAAGGGATAACAGAACAAGCTCCACCACCTGCGGCACCTGTTGTAGTTTGTGTTCCAGTTACAATTGCTATTAGTGATGATGTAACTCTAGTTACTTGAAATAGTTTATCTTCAAAAGCAGCATCTGTTAAACCAATACCACTTGGCACTGTAACACTATCTAATAAAATAATGTCACCTGATTGTAAATTATGATTAGATGAAAATGTTAAAGATACTTCTTGTGTTGCATCTTGAGCAGACATAACAACACTTGCAATTGTAGATTTTATAGGTGTAATATCAAACAGTTGACCTTCAAAATATAATAATAAAAATTTGTCAGTTCCAATAGCAACATATTTATTTCCATCTAAATCAACAAATGCAAACTGACGTCTTGCAACACCTACTATTGTATCTGATATTAATGATGACCAACCACCTACCTTTTCTGGTAATCCATATCTAAACCTAGTATTATCACAATCTATCCATCTGTTTTCTGCACCAGATGTTGTATCTTGTTTGTCTATTCCAGGTAAGACTTTGAAATCAATAAGAGCCATGATCCGTGCTCCTTATGCCGTGTTAGTTTTATATGCCCAACCTCTTGTCGAATCTACATACACTAATGTAAAAGCTTGGCCGTTAGTGGTTAGTGTTAGATTAGATGTGCCTGTATTAATAGGCTGACTATTTCTATTTAATATTAAATTGTTGTTTGCAAACGTTCCTCTTGCATCAATAAATGTAATCTCGTCTCCTGTAGCAGGTGATGTAGGAAGTGTAATTGTAATTGGGTTAGCTGTTGTATTTGCAAAAATTTGTTCTCCAGCAGATGCTGTGTAAGCGGTTACAGTAGAAGAATTTACTGTTATATAACCTTTAGTTTTCATACCAAGATTAACATTAGTCCCATCTGAATAAACTAATACTGTTGCACCTGATGGTACTGTAACACCGGATCCTGATACTGTTTTAATTGTAAGTGTTTTTATTGAACCAGAACTTTCTCTTGTAGTTGCATCTTCAAACACTATTACTCTTTCTGCAGTGTCTGGAATAGTAACTGTTCTGTTACCTGTTAAAGTTCCTGTTAATTTAATATAAATATTTTTACCATTTGATGTAGCTCCATTATCTAATGCTAATGCTACGTCTGCACCACCTACAGCTAGTGATAAATAACCTGTAGATAATTGTTCTAGTATTTGTAAGTTTGTATTAGTAATTGTGCCCCATAGACCAGATTTTTCACCGGTAGTGACTAATTCTAATTTTGAATTTGTTGAAAAACTTGATGCCATAATTCTCCTAGTAAGGGTCTACATTAACCCATGTTTGTGATGCTCCTGGATCTATAGGTTGCCATGTAATGATACCTGGATCATTGATAGTAAGAGTCATGGGCACGCCTGTAGGATTCACATTCGCAGCTGCAGTGATTGTAACACTTCTTGTAGTCAAGGTCAATTGGTTTCCTGTGACACTTGTATTAGCTGCCGCTGATACTGTAACTGTACCAACACCTAAAGTAAATGGTGTGGCTGTAGGAGTTACATTTGCTTTACCACTAATTGTTAGTGATCCAAAGCCAAGTGTTAATGGACTTCCAGATGGTGATACAATTGCTCCTGCTAATGCAGTTGCACTACCTATACTTAATGTTAAAGGATTTGCTGTTACATTAATTGTAACGTTAGGATTAAAGAACGATGTCGATATTGGAGCACCGGATAAGGAAGTTAGTCCGAGCATGGT